CCGCTTGAATTTTTTGCAGTATCCACAAAAATTTCTCTTGCAGTTATCACATTTGTGACTGGATCACCATCAAACGTAATACAAATAAATTGCCAAGTTCCAAGTACAGCGGATGCACCATTCATTATTCTTCCGGTTCCGCCATTATCTGTTGTTTGCGAAGACCATACTGGACCCGTATTCATAGCAATAGCAGCAAAATTTCTAGTGGTACTACTCACTCCAAAACTAAACGGTGTGCTAGCCGATGTATATGCGTCTGCCTTGGCCCAGCAACACATAGTCAATGGAAAATCTGTAATTGGTGGGGCTGTTGTTGTGATATATTGGGTAGTTCCATCAAAATCATATGCCATCACGCACCCCGTATTTCGACTGCTAGAAGTTCTGCATCTCCGACAAGAGTGTCTCCTGCTTCTGCAGCGGCTCTGTACACTTTGACTCTGTATGGAGTTCCTATCGTAATGCCGCCAATATTTGATGATGTGATTCCAAGAGAAAGTGGAGTACCGGAAACACCAGAAACGGTTATTGCTGCGGTTACACCTGTATTAAAATTGTCTGAATCAAGATCTCCCGTCATACCTTCATACTGCACTCCCCATATGACATCGCCCGTAACGGCAGTCGTTGCCATGGACCAAATATAAGCAACTAACGAGGTGAAAGACGCTCCTTCCGGCATAATACTTCTAAAGACTGCGCTTTCTTGAGTTGTTCCATCGAAATCAAGAACTGTTATAGAATTTCTTGTATCGATTGTTGCATAATTTGTAGCAGGGGGTTCGTTATTCAGTGGAGTGAATATCGCGTATGTTTTAGTGCCTGCCGCCCCTCCCCCTCCACCGCCTGCACCATCTGCTCCAGTTGCTCCTGTAGGTCCACGAACATATCCAGCATTTTGAATGCTTCCGACTATATTTTTATTTGCATCTGTATAATAAAAATACAAGTAATTACCAGAAACACCAAATGCTGTCACCCCTCCTCCAGTTGATCCTGTAGCCCCCGCTATTCCCACTCCCGGATCACCGGGATCTCCTTGTGGACCTTGTGGGCCAGTTGGTCCAGTGTTCCCTGTTGGACCAGCGGGTCCTGTTGGTCCTGTTGCTCCAGTATTTCCCTGTGGGCCAGTTGCCCCTGTTGGCCCTGTTGCACCAGTAGGTCCGGCAGGACCGGTATCACCTTTCGGTCCACTCAGACCGGCAATGGTCGATACAACAACTTCCCATGCATAACCATTCCACTCCCAAGTGATATCGCCGATGGTATGAGTAGTTCCTGCTGAAGGTGTATTAGGAAAAGACATCTATTATTTCTCCAATTTATCTATACGGTATCTCGACCCATTGAGTCCCACCGTCGTTTAAGTAAAAATACATTCTTCCATCATCACTATGAAACCAGAAATCTCCGGGCAAAGGATCAGTTGGATATGTGTTACCATAAGTTAAATTCGCAAAAGGACCAGTAGGCCCAGTGTTTCCAGTGTTTCCTTGAATACCCTGAATACCCTGAATGCCTTGTATGCCTTGTTCACCCGTAGGGCCAGTCGGTCCCGTGGATCCATTATTTCCTTGGATACCCTGAATCCCTTGTATGCCTTGAGGTCCAGTTGGCCCAGTAGGTCCAGTTGGTCCCGTTGGACCAACATTTCCCGGTCCACCGGAAGCATCTGCATTTATCCATCTTCCAGCAGAATATGTTAATACTTGATTGTTTGCCGGAGTGGTTGAAAGATTAACATCTGTCAAATCTCTTAATCGCGTTGCTCCAGTTGGACCTGTTGGTCCAATTGGACCTGTCGGACCTGTCGGACCTGTCGGACCCGTTGCTCCAGTATTTCCTTTTGTTCCTGCCGGACCAGTAATCCCACTCGATATTGCATACGCTTTCCAAGCGACACCATCCCATCTCCAAGATGCCGCTTGAAGGGTGTAGATATCACCAAAAGTTGGTCCGTTCGGAAAGCCTGACATTATCTTACACCACCCAATTCTTGCCACCCTAAGTTTGCAAAAATCTTAGTATTCGTTCCCACCAGCGGTGTTACCTGTAACAACAATACATCAGAAACACCGTCTATTGTTCTTCCAAGTTGTGCAATAAATTCTCCGGGCGCAGAGATTCTTTCTACCGCATTTGATGAGACATATGCTTCTTTTATAATAGTTCCACCAGTTACCCCTGTTATTGTTTTATTATATTCGACAGAGCTGCTATCCGAGAATGTAACCCATGTTCCTCCGGTTAATACAGGATTCAATACAAGTTTCCAATTCACATTAGCGTTTGAAGTAACTACGATCTGAACATCAGCAGGAACTACAACAGCATCTATTCTGTCTGATCTCAATCTGATTGCAGCTATGGGTGTTGGTACACCCGCCTCATTTCCCAAATTAATTTCTGTAGTTGCATTGCTTCCGACATAATTTGTGATTGCTCTCCCCTCATAACCACCCTCAGAAATGACACTGGAGCAAATTTGTCGCATCATTGCCGTGGACCCAGTGTTTGCAAGGTTTTTCAGTTCAAGACGAACCGGCAAAGTAGCCGTGGTCATGTAAGTGGTTGGGTTTACATTCTCGTTGTGAAAAGTGTGAGCAACCACTGGACGACCGTGAATGAAAAATCCTGTTCTGACATCACCAACACCCAACCATTCTATGTCTGTCCAAAAAATATTTGCTTTGTTTGTATCAAGAGTTATTCCTGAAGGACCACTACCGTCAAATACATCACCATTCCATTGTGATTGTTCAATTCTGTTTTCCACTGTCACGCCCGTCACATAAGATCTAAGAACCATATAAGCGGTAAGACCATTCCGTTCGAGGAAAATTCCGTTATAGTCGTTGAAATATCCCACTCTCTGGAGTAGGTTTTCCTTTGCTTGATCGAACGCGAACGTATTCAAGATAAGTAAAGACTTTCCGGGTTGATATGGGAAGACATATTTGCTCTGACGAATTACTTCATCACCCGCAGTCTCTCCGACTTGCATGTGTATTGCGCTCTCATTCAACGAATAAGAAATTCCGGCATCTCCTATCGTCTTGGTATCAAACTTCTCATTTGGTTTGTAACGGTGCTGAGAATCAAAAATCGTAAACGGTTGGCTTACTTTTAGTCTTGAAAACGCATCGATTGCCTCGCCTTTAAAATCTACTCTATCCGTAAACAAATAACTCATATGATTCTCCATCCGTTTCTGTATAAGAATGACAATGATGCATTATCTAATTGAATTGTCGCTTTGTCCTCATTGTCTATAAGTGAGGAATTATTTCCCACTATAGTGATTCTTCTGTGTACACCGTCACCCGCGTTTCCTGATTCATCCTTGACAACGACTTTTCTTCCAGTTGCAGGGTTTGCAGGTAGTGTTATCGTGACAGGTCCTGCGTAACTCACACCGATATAGTAATCGAGATTAGTTATCTCATAAGTTGCACCAGTCACTGTGGTTGTGTTGTATATTGCCGTCGCAACTTCAGCGAGTGCCGTGATTTGTACCCACTGCTGAGAATCACCATCATCGATATAAACAAAGTATTCGCCGGTCACGCTGTTGAACCAGCTGTCTCCGTGGTAAGATTCGGCAGGGGGTGCCGGGGCATAGGTAAAAGTTCCATCCGTAACTCGGATGGACATTCTTTTGGGGCTGTTCAACGAGACAGTGAACCCGTTCTTGAAGTTTATTTCTTCAATTTGGTTCGAAAGGATATTTCCGTTATTGAGAACTCGGAGTGCCCCGCCGCCACCATCTCCTCCGATTCCCTGTCCAAGACCCCTTGCCTGTTCAACCGGAATCTTAAAGTCTTTAGAAATGCTGATGGTCTTGTCTTTTATTTTCAGGGGATATTCGGCTTTCAGGATAGGAGTTTCTCCATCCTTACCCTTTGGACCCTCTGGTCCTTCCTTGCCGGGTTCTCCTCGGTCTCCCTTGGGTCCTTTAGGACCGGCAGGACCGACTTTACCTTGAGGACCCTGTGGACCCCTGTCTCCCTTGGGGCCTTTAGCACCGTCCTTGCCGTCCTTCCCAGCGGCTCCTGCTGGGCCTACGGGACCGAGCTCCCCTTGGAGGCCCTGTGGACCCACCACACCTTGCTCGCCTCTAGGACCGGCTTCTCCGGGTTCTCCCTTGTCTCCCTTTTCACCTTTTTCTCCGGGGGGTCCCTGTTCGCCCTTTTCCCCCGGATCTCCCTTATCGCCTTTATCGCCTTTTGGACCCGGTTCTCCCTTCTCCCCATCCAGACCCATCAATCCAGAGAATCCATGCTCTCCTTGCGGTCCCGGAGGTCCGGGGGGACCCGGAGGTCCGGGTGGACCTTGTAGTCCCTGTAATCCACGTTGCCCTTGTGGACCGGGATATCCGTCCAGTCCGGGGATGGACTGTTGAATTATTACCTCTTTTATTATTTGGGGTTTAGGTTCTTCTATAATTTGTTCAATAATAGGTTGTCTTTGAACATCCTCAAACATTTCTCGAATGGAATTACAATTTCCCTTGACCAAATAAACTTCTTTTGTGTCTTCATCTAAAAGGTGAATTTGGTGAATACCAATACCTATATTGAAATATTTTGGAGATTCTGTAAAACTTTGTTTAGAAACTATTTGATATTTTTTACCGGGAACAAGATCAATGTTTCCTTTACAAAAGACAACGCTTTCACCTATGCTATTGTTTAAAACATGCTTTGAAGGAGAATGTGATTTGTTGTTGGAAAATTCACCAAATTTACGAATCATACATGAACTATTTTCGTTTTAACTTGCTTTTGTATCGTTACAGACGGAGTAACTTTACCCGAGGCATCTTTTTTATTCATTGGTTTGGCAACATACATCGTTTGAGTTATTTTGATCTTCATGTCGTTGCATTCCAATCTATTATAAATCTACCTTGAACTAAATTCTCTTCATCTCCGGATATAGTTACTGCTAGGCTATATGTCCAATTTCCTATCGGCGCGTTGTCCATTATGCTGGAAGGTGCATAAACATACATTCCACCTGTATCTCCTGAAACACCGAGATATGAAGTATTAAGATCTATTCCACCTGTTGCAGAAAAATTTGTATAAGTTAATCCTGTTAATCCAAAATAATTCAGCGTTACACCTGAAGTAGTGAAATCAAGAACAATATCAGATCCTAGAGGTGATTTTTTGACCTGCATCTTGGCGGGAAAACCGCTCAGATTAACAGGCGATTCGTTTTCGTCCATTAATTTAAAATGGTATCGAAACGCAGATCCTTTGTATGTTACAATGTCGTGATATCCAGCCATTTATATTCCCCTAATAGGAATATTTATCTGCTTTTTAGCTTCTTCTCCTTGAAGCGACGATTCTTTCGATTCTCGACCTTTTCTTCAAGTTTTTTCATTTCCATCTGTTTCATGTGCTCGGCTTTTTGGCGTTCAATATTTAATATTACATCTTGATATCCTGCCAAATTTTTCTTTACTCGTTCTAGATGTGCAGGAGGAACTCTATTTTCCTTGATGAGTTTTTCGACTGCCTTTGCACCTTCATATGGGAATCCTGCATAAAAAGCCGAAGCCCCCAATTCGTCCAAACATCCGAATGTGTAGATTTCATCTACGATGAAAAGAATATCATTGACAGGATACGGAATTTCTGAAGCCATCTTAGCAAATAAGTAAGCCAGACCCGGCTTGTTATTCATTCTATAAATTCTGGCGATGTGATACAATGGTTCTGCACGAATCGGACGAGAATTGTAACAATCTAGGAATGCCTGCTGAATCTCTTCCCATGGCTTGTTTAACATTGCCTTTGCCACCGCAACACGGAAAAGAGAATAGAAAACTTCTTCTCCCCAACCACCCATTTGGGCTCTTTTTGTATAAGCCTCAATTGACTTTTCCCATTGCTGTGAATCAAAATATGATTGTCCAAGATAAAATTGGTATCTTGAATTTGTTGGTTCGGTTTTTAGAGCTTCCTCTAAAAGTTGAGCATCCTTTGAGTATTTTTCGATCGGTGTAATCCCTACGTTTCTTGCACCCAAAGTTCTTGCAACAACGAAATATTTTCCTTCGAGTTTTGCAATTCTGGTTCCCGGATTTGGACAGGTGGCGTATTCGTGCAATACACCTTCATATTTCCATCCCATACCGGTCTTGTAGACCTGGGTTCTCCACCATGAGAATTCTGGGCGACCCATGCGTACAGCATATCCGTCTGCATCCATCGGCTCAGGATATTTGAAATCGCCCTCGATATAATCATCGGCATCGATCATGAAAGCATAATCAGCTTTGCCATCACAAAGCTGGACTGCTTCTGTTCGATTATGTCCGAAGTTAACCCAAGGACGCTCATGGAGCTCTCCCGGGATTCCTTTTTCGGCAAAGAATTTCTTGATTATATCTTGGGTTCCGTCTGTGGACCCAGTATCCACGATCACCCAATAATCTATGAACTTGTAAATACTGTTGAGGCACTCATGGATGATGTGCGACTCATTCTTGACGATCATGCTCAAAGCCACGGTCTTTTTCATAATATACTCCAGATGTGCAAGCGTACTCTTATGTATGCTTCTTCTTGCCGATGTGATACTTCGGAATCAACTCCCACTCATGTTTTTCTTTGTGTGGAATGATCTTCAATTGTTTCAGACTCACGACAGGAGATGATGCCTTGTCGATATCGACTATATCAAGCAATCCCCATTCAGCGAGAAGACCGACGATGGCATTTCTCCTGCCAATGTCGGTCTCGTCGGTGTCGGTCTCAAGCCCATCTAGGGCAAGAAGTTCCTTGAAATGTAATATTGCGTATCTTCCGCGCTTATGCAGAATGTGGCATGATTGATATAACTTATTTTGAGTTCGGGACGAAACTCCCATGCGGGTGAGAGTCTCTTTAATTTTTAGGAAATCCTCTGCGTCCTTCAGTTTGATTTCCACTCCATAATCTTGAAAAATATTCTCGTCCATATACAAACACCTTTATTCATGGTACATGCATATGTAGGATATTTTATCCTTTAACCTCCTTTATTTAACCCTTTATACATGGCAGAAATGTCTTCTTCCGTCAAGATGGGCAAAATATCTAGAGCCTTTTGGGTGGAATAACCAAAGTACCTTTTGATCAAGTCGATTTCTTTGGGATGGGTGATTTTTTCCCACTTACTGAATCTTTTTCTCTGTCTGAGCCCATGGAAAAAGTAGTCATATTGCATTCTCTTGGGAAGATGCCAAGATGTATTCATCTGGTTGGCTTGCAAAAGACTATCCGGGAAATAGGACATGCATCTGTTGATCATGAAGGGATAATACTCCTTCTCGTCTCGGGAGTCCTCCATCACATGCTTTTTCTCGTAATTGATGCTGTTCAGGTAATCTCGTAATTCCATTATTTAAACTCACAGGACATCATAAGTTCCACGATACACGCCGCCGTATTGATTTCCTGATCCGCAACAAATGCCGCCTTGTACTGGTATTCGGCAAGGATCAGAATGGCTTGGGGAATGGACGATGGGGTAAGATTATCATACAGCCCATCGTAGATCGATCGGAAAAGGTCAATCTGAGAGTTATCCATGTTCCCAGCCACCCACTTCCTAGCCGAAGCGAAGTCCTTGGACTTCATGAACCCAATCAGGTCCGTGATCTTCTGGTTTTTAGTATCGGCTAGAATTCCGACATCAATCTTGCCGGAAACAGAGTATCTTTGCAGTTCATTCAGGATACGACGGAAGTCCGGGAAGTGCTTAATGATGAGTTGCGACAATACCTTCTCATCATATGCGATTTTCTCGTTCGTGAGAATATTGACGCAACGATCAAAGAATTCCTTGGCCATCTTCGGCTTGTCCTTAGCCGGGATACTGAAGTCAATAACAGTGCAACGGGAGTGAATCGGTTCAATGATTCGATTCTTGTAGTTGCAGGTCAGGATGAAACGACAGTTCTTGGCGAACTCCTCGATTGCTCCACGAAGAGCCGGTTGGATACTGGATGCGTTACTGTAGTCGAACTCATCCAGAATCACGACCTTCTGCTTGTCGTTCAGAGACACCGTACTGGCAAAGGTGCGGATCTTGTTTCTGAGTGTATCAATGTTGCCATCCTCTGAACAGTTGATCATGATATAATCACAATCAAGATCATTGCAGAGAGCCTTTGCAACACTAGTCTTGCCCGTGCCTGCCTTTCCAGCAAGCATAAGATTTTGTGGTACACCGGATTTGACAATCTCCCGGAAAGTTTTTTTGATGCTTTCCGGGAGAATGCACTCCTCGACCGTTTTGGGGCGATATTTTTCTACGAAGAGATTTACTTCAGGCATGTTTATTCGCTCTTGAGTGCGATCCAATAGGTCAGATCAATTGAAAGATTCTTGAATTCTGCGACTGGTCCCTTGGAAATCGTTACTTGATAATCGCCGGGCAATAGACGCAAATGCTCGATGTCGATTGTAGATTCAAAACTCTGATTACAAGATCCCAGATTAACAACATAAGTGTTACTCGTAGCATCATCTTCATCATGAAGACATGCATTCAGCGCACCACCATCGCTCTCAAATGTGATCTGAGGAAGCTGAAGGACTGAAGATGCCTTTAACATCCCAGCAAAGGTGTCCTGATAGATTGAGAAGGAAACCAACGTCTCAGGCATCTTGACGGACTTCGTAGGAGCAGTCAATAGTTTGGGTTCTGAATAGTAATACCTAACCGTCGATTCCGGTCCTTCAATCTCCACAGACTTCTCCCCGAAGTAGAGAGTGGGGTCGTTGAACAGGGAAAGAACACCGAGAAACTTGTTAAGATCCCAAATACCAAATTCAGTATCAAACTCTTCATCTACGATGGCTTCTGCCATCATGTTCTTGCCGGGTGAAATTGTAGAAATCTTGTTACCGGGTCTGACAAGAAGATTCGAATTGATACCTGAGAAATTTTTCAGAATACCAAGTGTATTCTTGCTGATTGAAATACCTGTCTTTGTCATAATTAATAGTCCTCCATCATCTCGTCGGCATAATCAAGATATGCCTCCGGATCGTTTTGGTTTTTCAGATCGTTCATTATATCACGAACATGATGTCGCTGTCCCTTGTTCTTTTTGCGATTTACTGATTTTTCGCTACGCTTGCGATCACGATCATCATTATTCCATTTATCTTTCATATTTTTCGACATAGTTCTCTCATTATAACACACTCAAAAAAGAAGTCAAGTCAAAAAGTCTCGACCCATTGATACGAGTCACCATCATAAACATATGTGTATTCTCTTCCGCTCACGGTA